GAAGAGGCACGTGCTGCCCCACCTCCACCGCCACCTCTAGCTACACTAGAACCTGTAATAGAACTAGATGATCCATCACCACCATCACCAGCAGCAGTAGGACTAGCATTACTGCCTGCAACAGAAGCACCGCCTCCACCACCTCCATTATCATTATCGCCTCCTAGTGTGTCAAACTGGCCGTTGCCGCCGGGATTTCCTTGAGGAGGACTGACGGGAGGAGTATTACCAGCGGCTCCGCCAGCACCGACACCAGAATCAATAGTTTTACCACCTCCGCCACCACCGGATCCACCAGTTGCACCGAAACCGGGTGTTGATTCAAAGGCACCTCCACCTCCACCTCCAGCAGAAGTGATGGTAGAAAAAACTGAAGGAGAACCAGATACCCCTTTATTAAAAGCACAGGGTGCACCAGTAGCGCCTCCACCACCAACGGTAATAGGGTAGCCTTGTACAGAAATAGGAAAACCACCAGTAGCAGGATTAGGAAATGATTCACGATATCCACCAGCGCCTCCACCTCCAGCTATAAAATTGCCTCCACCACCGCCACCAGCGATTACTAAATAATCGACAGTGTTAGAGCCACAGGCAGTACCAGCATTTGTTACAGTGAAAGTTCCTGAGGAATTAAAAGTATGAATTTTAAAATCACCATCAGTGGTTATGGTGCCTCCAGTTGCAGAGACAAAGTCTAGATTGGCATTATCAGAAGCATTGCTTTGTTGTTGATAAACCCAACCTTGAGTTGAATCAACATAGACCAAGACTCCTGCACCGCGGTTCGTGGTTAATTGACTGTCACTAGCATTACCTTGGATATTAGAACCATTACGTGCGATTAATAATTTATTTGTTCCAAATGTCCCTGCATAATCTTTAAATGCTACTTGATCGCCAACAGCAGGATTGGCTGGAAGCGTAGCTGTAACTTGTGCGCTAGTTGTATCAACAAAATAACCATAAGTTGTTTCCGCATTAAAATTACCTGTTTTAACAGTAGCATCCCATTTGACACTTAAAGGATATTGTATTTGTTTATATTCACTCATTTTTTACCTATTGAAACTTGTACCTTATAATTACTATACCGGATCCGCCACCTGCACTGGGATAACATGGTTGAGGCCAACCTCCACCACCACCGCCACCACCAGTATTAACTGTTCCAGCAACAGCTGTTTGAGCGGTGCAACCACCACCAGCTTGACCACCGCCACCTGCACCACCTGCACCAGATGGTCCGGGACCACCACGGCTAGCGCCACCTCCACCACCACCTCTAGTTACACTAGAGCCTGTGATAGAACTAGCTGATCCGTCTCCACCATCACCGCCAAAACGTAATGGTTCATTACCATCATCGCCTACAGCACTAGCACCACCACCTCCGCCAGAAAAATCACCAGTAGGACTGCCATTTGTTTGACCAGCACCGCCATTATTACCTTGAGGGGGGCTAACGGGAGGTGAGTTACCAGTACCGCCGGGCTGTGCATTATTGCCAGATCCACCGCCGCCAGAACCACCATTTAGGCCAGTTTGACCAACGCCTGCGCCTCCTCCACCGCCGGTAGATGTGATTGTAGAAAAAACTGAATTAGAACCGGGTCCTCCATTAGGCGTGCCATCAGGACCTGCGGCACCTCCACCACCAACGGTAATTGGATAAGCTTGAGCAGAAACAGGAAATCCTCCTGTAGCAGGATTAGGAAAGGATTCACGATATCCACCTGCACCACCTCCGCCAGCTATACCACCACCTCCGCCAGCGCCTCCAGCGACTACTAAGTAATCGACAGAATTAGAAGTTAAAGGACTTCCCGCAGAAGTAACAGTGAAAGTACCTGAGGACGTGAATGTGTGAATTTTAAAATCACCACAAGTTGTGATAGTGCCTCCAGTTGCAGCGACAAAAGGAGGGGCCTCTAAATCTCCTACATCACTTTGTTGAACGAAAGCCCAACCTTTGGTTGCATCTCCATAAACTAGAGTTGCAGAAGCACCATTAGTGGCTAGTTTTAAATCGTTTGTATCACCTTCAATATTAGAACCATTTCTAGAAATAATACATTTATTCGTTCCAAAAGTTCTTGCATAATCAAGAATACCAACAAAATCTCCTACCTGAGGACTTGCAGGTAAAGTAACTGTTATGTCTGCGGAAGTAGTATCAATAAAGTATCCTTGACCGGATACAGCTGTAAAGTTTGTTGTTTGAGGAGAAGTTTGCCAGCTTATTGCTGTATCATATTTAATATTCTTGTATTCACTCATTGTGATTACTTATTCTTTAGTAGCCACCCGTAAGTTGAGCCACTGTAAACTAATGTTAATCCTGCTCTTTCTGTCGATACAGTAAGATCAGCAGCAGTGCCTTGTATGTTTTCGCTATTCCTCCCAATAGTTAAATTGTTTGTGTCAAAAGTCCCTGCAAAATCAACAACCGCAACTTCATCACCTAAAGTAGGTGTAGCAGGTAGAGTCATTGTAAATGCACCTGATGTTGTGTTAACAAAATAACCTTCACCAGCAACAGCTGTAAATGTTGTAGTCTTGACGGCTTGCCAATCAGTACCACCAGAAACTTCTGCAAAAGATAAATTACCGGAACCATCTGTTTTTAAGAAAGTGTCTGTAGCACCGACAGTATTAGGTAATGTTAAAGTAACATTAGCAGAAACTGTTGCAGGTGATTGTAGTGCTACGTAGTTAGAACTATCAGAATCAGCTAATCGTAAATCACCTTGCGCTCCGATTTGTACGTTTGTTCCGTCCCATGTAAAGTTTGCCGAGCCACCAAAAGCATCGGAATCATTAAATTGAATTTGTGTATTAGAACCACCAGGTGGTGTATCGCTGACCGCTGTTGTCACTTCATCACTACCATCAACATAGACGTAGGATTTTTTTCCGGTTGCAATATCAACAGTTGCTGCTCCAGCACCTGCTGTAAATCTTAATGTAGAATCTGTTCCGTTATTAATTAAATATTCTTTTTCAACATTCGGTAAAGTAACTGTTGTTAGTGTTCCAGGAGTACCACTGAAAACTAAAATCTTACTTCGACCGGCTTCTTCGGTATATGTTGTTGAACCTGAGTTTGTTGAGAAAGCTAGTGTTGTAGCACCTGTAATTGTAATATTAGAAATACCAGTAATGGCATTATCTGCTCTTTGTAAATTGACATTGGTTATATCACCCCACGTATTAGCGTTTTCTCCGGTCGCTTGGAGTGTTAAACCTAAATTAGAAAAAGTACTCGGCATTTATTTTCCCCTTATGCTACTAGTGGTCTCCATACCTGATTATCATTGGTTACAATTGGATTCCAGTTCGTAATAATAGGACTCTTAGTGCTCAAAGTCAAGTTATTACCTGTAGGTGTAATAACACTTTTTGCGATGACTGTGACACTTCCTGTCCCTACTGTTAATTGATTTCCGGTCACTGCATAGGCTGATTCTATGGTGACTCCCCCTACAATACTAGTTAAGGCATTACCTGTAACAGGTATAATATTGTTCGTAATAAGGCCAGCATCTCCCACTTCAGCGGTTAAATTAGAACCTGTGACTTGAACTCCGTGGCCTTCAGCGATAGAAACATTTCCCGCTACAGCTTGAATATTATTTCCAGTGACTTCTACGACAGCACTAATACTAAATGATACAGTGCCTGTATCGGTACTTATTTCATTCCCTGTTACTGGTACAAGTAATCCTGTGAAAACTTGCACATTTCCAATATTAACTGGTAAGTCATTTCCGGTAACATCTAAGTTATTATTGGTTATAAAGCCTAGAGTTCCACTTTGAACTGTGGCTTCGACACCAGAAACTTGGTCAGTAACATTACCATCAGCAATAATGGTAATACCACCAATACCAATAGATGCTACATTCCCTGTTACTTCAGCAACAGATCCAGAAAGAACAGTAACATCAGATGTAGCTACGGATAACTGATTTCCTGTAACCGGTACAGGTGCATCAGCACGTACTACAGCTAATCCATTACTGAGAACTAGGTTGTTTCCTGTAACTAAAACAGTTACATCAACACCGATACCACCCCAGGTGGCATCACCCCAATTTAACTCACCCCAATTCGAAACAGCCATGACTGATTTTAATGGCTAAACGAAACTATGATATTCTTATGATAGCGTTTGATGCGTCTGCTGTTGGGAACTGAATTGTAAAATCACCATTAGTTGAAGTTTTGTCTCCACCAAAATCTAATACAACAACAGCCTTTTGAGATTGTGTTGTGTTATAAATTAGTGCAGCAGAAGCAGTTATTGTTGCAGAGCTAAATGTCAAATCACTAAAATCAACTAAAGCGACATTAGTGTCGACAGTAATAGAAGTGTTTGTTAAAGCAGCTCCTCCAGCAGTATAACCTGTTCCTGAAGCTTCGTTGGTGACGATATAATTAGTTGTTCCTGTGGCAGAAAATCCTGCTACTGTAGTATATAACGCTAACTGAAAAGTGTCTCCACCTGTTGTGTTAAAGTTATGAGTACCGAGTAACAATTCCTTTTTAAAACTATCTGGTACGATGTTCGCCATTATTATACCTCCCTAAAGTTATTATTGTGGCCTCTCCGATTTCAAAGGAAATCTTATGACGCCGTCTACGTATTCGTCTCTTCTGCGTCTTCCTGTTTGTTCAACCCCAAACGATTCGCGAGCTGCTTGATACTTTTGCTCGTAGTATTGAATCAGGTCCGCTGGACCTTTTAAGTATCCATATGTTTCTACCAAAGATCCATACAAAAGTAAATCACTAGCATTGTTAGAAATGTAGTTTGTTGCTGAATCAGAGGAGGTTATTGTATCTGGTTGCTTGTAATAAGCAATCGTAATCGCATAGTTGTCGTCCGGTGTCGGAGCCACAACCCATGTGTCTTCGTCCCAATTGGCATAAAACTTAGGTGTGCCGTATGTAGAACCTGGTGTTGGATCATATTCAGCCATGTAGCTAGTATCTTTTTGTTCTAAAAAAGTTTGATTACCACTACTATCTGTTATCTGAATATATCGAATAACTCTTAAACCGGTAGGAACAGAAATATATCGATTACCTGTTGTCATATTAGATGTTGCATATTGTCTATAATCATCAATATTGATTTCTCTAAAAATCTTATTTTCAATTTGCTGTACAATAGTATCTAAAATACTATCTGATAAAACACTACTATCTACTTCAGTATAGTTTCTGATTGCTGTTTTTAATTGTCCATAATTCATGGTGTTAATGTAACAGGTCCGACGGACATGCTACCTCCTCCTATTCTACCATTAGCATTAGCTGTATCGCTATTGACGTTAAAAGTATAATTATTATCATCTGTTTTTGTTATAGAATAACCAGAAGCATAATTAATATTAGAACTTAAAATTCCTAAATCTCCCGCGCTATTAATAAATTTAACTGTATCGCCGGAACTACGACCATGAGCTTCTTCAAAAACAGAAATAGTAGAAGAACCTATTGTCACGGTCAAAGGATTCAATGTTAAAATTCTATCGACAGCCGGTTCGGTTCTCGCGGGCCGTGCATTTTGTAATGCTTGAGGATCAGCACGATGTGCTTTTCTCTCTAACTGAGGGTGTTTCTTTTCGTATTCAGATATATGAACCCATGAGCCATTCCATTCTTTAATCATTTCTTTATAAGGAAAGGCTTGTCCACTTCGATCAGAGATGGCTTGTGCGTATTTTCCTTTTGCAAATGTACTCATTTAGGTTCCTGGGTAATATGTTTTTGGTGAAATATAGAGCGAGGTTCGTTGACCGTTTTCATTTAATGCTCTAGTTAATTCATCATCATAAATCATTTTTAATTGTTGTGTTAATTGTTGGTTTAGTTTTAGACTTAAATAATAAGCTAAACCTGAAACCATACAGGGTAAAAACGTATAATAAATATCAGAAGTATTAGGATACGCTCCTGCATCTTGAATTCTTTTAATATAATAATATTGCAATTGATAACTAGAACCAGAATGTGCAGAGTCTGGTGTTTGATATAAATTGATAATAGGTGTTGTTTGTCTATCTACATAATATTGAGAAGGAACACCTTGTGATAATTTGTTAGGTATTGCCGCATATGCGGAACGATCTATTTTAGTTAAAGACTGATCAATCGGAGCTGCGGGTGTAGAATTATTTCGATAATATGCTTCTAAAACATCACTACAATCAGAAGGGGTTGTATAATTTGCTTGTCCTTGAACAAGAGTGTCGGTTTGTAAACCAACTTTCCAAAGATGAACTCCTCGGTTACCCCATTCCGCAAATAATAAATTGAGAGACCTACGAGCACTTCTTAAATCATAACCGGAACGTGTGCCGGATACTTGATTTCGCTCGAAGGCCTCTTCAATTATTTCATCGATTTCTAAATCGAAAGATGTTGTTCCTGATGTTGCCATTACTTATCTATAAATAGTGTAACTTCTACACTACCTGTGATAGCTGTTGAACCGATTCCACCTGCATATAAAACACCGTCTTCAGGAAGATTTAATGTTTCTGTCTGACCTGCTCCAACTTGTACTTTAATATAAACACCAGTTGCTGTAGAAGCAGCAGTTGTTGTTCCTGTTGCATCTAAAGTATTTATAATAGCACTTCCGGAAGAACCGGTAGACTGAACCATAAAACCACGAAGACGAGTTCTGCCTGCGAAACCAACACCATTTGCTGTTAGTACTACTGGTTTAACGTCTGATTTATAGGACATGATTTACCTCCTATTATTCAGATGGTTTTCCGTTGTCGCTTACTGTGTAATAAATAACAACTGTAGACTCAGCAGAAGTTACAGAAGTTCCAATACCAGCTCCATAAACAGTTGAGTTTGCGGTTAGTGGTGTTGAAAAAGCAGCTCCATCAACATCATCAACAATAGCGGAATTAAATCCATTAGCACTCATTGCAGAAACAATAGATGTACTATTTGCTCCTGTTGTTGAAGTACCAATGTTGAAAGTCTTATCAGCAGCGC